GCTTGGCTAGGTCTACACTCATCGCCGTTTGATAGTGTGCCAATGACAACACAGTAGAACTTAGCGGTTTTTCAGTGAGCGTACTGGGTTGTGCTTGTTCTTCCCGTTCCCGTTGCCGCTGTTTAATGCGGTCGCCTGTGCTTTGCCACATGGTCTTATGCCGTTGCTATTGTGATGTTGTCAATGTAAGACGCGGCTTTAAAATCTTCGACCACATAGCCTTCATTGCGTTGGTTGTAATCGCTAAGCATATTCTTTTTCGGCTCGTCGATTTGTTGCCGTCTCCAGCTTGATGTTTGGTAGTACACAGCTAAGTTGGATAACGGTGTGACTAAGATTTTGCCGCTAGGAAACGCAGGCGGTGTTTGGCACGCTAAGCCGCCGTAAGTTTGTACGACTTTGCCAATTTTCTCTTTTTCAACCGCACTACCGCCTAAATCTGCGTAATACTTGCCTTTAGACGCATTGACTAAATCACGGCTAACTAATGCCACCAATTCAGTGCTGTCTTGGTAATACACGGCTAGTCGAGTGACTGCATCATGTACCAACGAATCCAGATTAGGAAAATCATTGCCACCTAGTTCAACTGGATCATTTACTGTTCCCGCTAAATATTGGCTGCCGCTGTTGTAGTCCTTGATTTGCTTCAACCAGCCGATGTTCACATCTTCACCGTTCGGTGATGTGCTTTTATTAGTTGTTGCCGCCGCGCTTGTGCCATGCCAACCAACACGAATTAAATCCATTGCCAGTGCTTTTTTAATGGCCCTGTTAATCCGTTCTTGAAAGTCTGGAAACTTAGACCATGAATTTAACAAGGAATAAGGGATACCGATGTCTGAATCAACGGTATACAGTTGATAACCTTTTGCCAAAGGGTCTACGAAGTTTTTCGCTGAACGTTCGCCATCGCCGCTGGTATCGGTTCTCGATACCACTAGGCTAGTGACTGACATACCCACTTTTTCGCCTTGCACATCATCAACAGGTTGAATGCCGATACTGCTTAAGAACGGATCAGCTTCTTCAACCATCAGATCATAAATAGTTTGCGCAATTGAAGGGGTTGCGCTGTACATTTGCCCAGGTTGCGCAGCATAGGTTTGTGCAGTAGCGGCGATGTACGCGTATAAAGCCGCTTGTGCAGTTGAATTTAGTGTTGTTCTCATGATGTGTAATCCTTGTGCGATTTAGTTCGTGCCGTGCTTAAGCCAGTTTTGCTGAGGTTGCGCCGTCACCTTGATTGCCAGCAGGTGGGGTACCGCCTGCTTCTTTCAGCGCGTTATTTAGCGATAATTCCAGTTTTTCCACCTGGTCTGTCAATGCGGTAAATTTAGTCGCTTGCTCGGTTTCTTTTGCAGAAAAGGCTTCGATCGTGGCTTTCAATTCAGCATTTTCGGATTTGAGTGCGTCGATGTCTGTGGTGTCTGGTTTAGCACTGGTAAATGCTTCGACTTTGGTTTTCAAGTCATCTAATTGTTGCTTTAATTGTTCGACTTCTTGCTTTGTCATGTCTGATTGCTCATCGGTAGGTTTTTCTTGTGAACTAAGAAACTGTTTGATCAAATCAAACAAGCCTTTTTCGCGTTCGTCGGTAAATTGCTTGGTTTCGGTTTCGGTGTATTGGCTTAAGAAGATGTTTTCTTTTGCCGCTTGTTGGCTAAAGCGGATTTCAGTTGTCGCAACACTGGCAGGTTCGTTAGTTGCACCTAAACCTGTTAAATACCACTTACCTGTTTTTCTAAAATCAGGAGTCAGTTCCATTGAGGTAAACCAGCCCTGATCATAAATACTGTTTTCAGCCAGATAGTTTCGGTTAGGTTGCAATTGTGCGAATAAATCAACACCACCTTCATCATTGTTAGCCGATTTCAACGCTAACACTTTGCCTAAATGACCACCCCAACGCTGGTGTTCTAGCCAAATCAGCGCGGTGTACAGTTCTGGATTGTAGGATTCTGCCGATTGTGTCAGTGCAACGGGAGAAATATCACGACCGTCTACCGTTGCGCCGCTTCTGCCAATTCTTAGCCAGTCTGTTGTTAATTTTGTTGTCATCTTAGCCAGTCAGTTTGTTAATTTTTGGCTAGTGTGCGATTATTTTTAATGCCTTTCAAACAACAAAATATCTAAGAATGTCTATTTTAATCAAATAGATAAGCTAAGATTCATTGCCATTATTTAACCCTGTCATAAGTGCATAAAATGCACCCATGACAACTAAATCACCTCCCCTTTCAAAACGCATAATTGCTAAATACCTGTATTTACAGGGACTGACTATTCTTGAGATTTCGGCGCAAATTAAAACCTCGCCAACAGTCTTAAGGCGGTGGCGTGACGATCAGAAATGGGATGATGATTTACCGCCACCGTCGGTTTTAGACTCACTGTCCAGACAAATTTGCCGCTTAACTGAAAATCCGAAAAAGACCACGCTTGAGGTCGCTGAATTAAAAGTGCTGTGCAAAGCGTTAATGGAACTAACCAAGAGCGAAGCTGAAGCGATTAAATTAAAAGCCGAAGCCGAAGCACTGAAAAAATTCGGCTACATTGAAAAAATCGGCAAACCACAAAAGCAGTTTGAATCACGCTATAAAAGGAAAATTAAAAACGATGTTTCAGACATCACGCCTGAGATGTTGGATGAGGTTAGAGAACGGTTGTTTTATGGCTATCAAAAGCTGTGGTATATCGAAAAGCAACAACGTCACCGCTTTATTCTGAAAAGCCGCCAAATCGGGGCAACGTTTTATTTTGCCTTTGAAGCCTTGGATGACGCGATACGCACTGGCGATAATCAACTTTTTTTATCTGCCAGCCGATCACAAGCTGAAGTATTCAAGTCTTATATCATTGCATTTGCCATGACTGAGTTTGAAATTGAATTGAAAGGTGCTGAGTTTTTAAAACTTGGTAACGGTGCTGAACTTAGATTTTTATCGACGAATAGCACGACCGCCCAAAGCTACCACGGGCATTTATACACGGATGAGGTGTTCTGGATTCTAAACTTTGAAAAAGTCAGCAAAGTATCCAAGGCAATGGCAACGCATAAGAAGTGGCGACGTACCACGTTTTCCACGCCATCCGCACAATCACACGGGGCGTATAAAGATTGGAGTGGTGAAAAATACAATGCCAACTTGCCAGAAAAACAGCGTAAAACCTTTGATGTCAGTCATGAAGCCTTAAAAGACGGCAAGTTGTTTCCTGACGGTACTTGGCGACAAATAGTTACTGTCGAAGATGCCGATAAGATTATCAAAGCTGAAATAGCGGCGGGAACTAAAACTGACGAGGTGGATTTATTCGACATTGATATTCTGAAAACTGAATACAGCAAAGATGAGTTTGATAATTTGTTTATGGGCAAATTTATCGACGATTCACAGTCTGTGTTTAGTCTTGCGACGCTTGCCGCGTGTACTGTTGACGTTGAGGAATGGACGGATTACAAACAATACAACGCCCGCCCGTTTGGTAATAAAGCGGTTAGTCTTGGTTTTGATCCCTCTCGCACAACCGATAATGCCACCATTGCCTTGCTAGAGATACCAACTGCACCGAATGCCCCGTTTAGATTGCTACAACGTGTCAGTTATAGCGGGATGAATTTTGAATACCAGGCGAACAAAATAAGGGACTTTGTGGATAGCCATAACGTCGTCCACATTGGCATTGATGTCACAGGCATGGGTGTAGGCGTATTTGAACTTGTCGAAGTGTTTTATCCGCTTGCCACACCGATTCATTATTCTGTTGATGCAAAAAACAGGCTGGTTTTAAAAGCCTTGGATGTCATTAACAATGGTCGGTTTCGATTCATGGCACATGACACAGAAGTTATTCGCGCCTTTATGATGATTACCCGCACCACAGCGGGTAATGGCATGGTTATTTATAGCAGTCCGCGCAATAAAGATAGCGGTCATGCAGACGCGGCATGGGCAATCATGCACTCAATGTCTTATGAGCCGATACGCCCACAACAAGAAACCACCGTCACCTTTGGACACTAAATCATGAAAATCATAGAATCACTTACTAACGCAGGACGCGCTTTTGTTGATAGCTACGCGACTAAGCCAGTCACAGATAAATCCTTTGTGTTTAGCTTTGGTGATCCTGAGCCTGTGTTAAATAATGCGCTGGTTAATTTTGGTAGTTTTTTAACCATGCAAGGGAATTATTATGAGCCGCCTGTGAGCTTAATTGGATTGACTAAATTATTAGCGGCTAATCCGTATCATGCTCCTATTCTGCATTTTAAAAAGAACATGATTAGCCGTTGGCACAAGCCTACAGCATTAATTAATAATCAAACGCTGATTGATTCTGCGTTTGATTTTGTCACGTTTAGCAATAGCTATTATCAGCAACATTTAAACGGCTTTGGTAAAGTCGTTAGATTGTCTCGCTTGCCTGCGTTAAATATGCGCGCATCGCATAAGCCTAATACCTATATTCAGTTATTAACCAATAACCAGCGATCAGCGATTGGACAGCAATACATTGAATATGCCGAAGGTGAAGTTATTCACATCAAAGAAACCGATGTCAGCCAAGATGTATACGGTGTACCGCAATATATCGGTGGTATCCAATCCATTCTATTGAGCGAATCCGCTACGTTATTTCGCCGTAAATATTATGTGAATGGGGCGCATTTAGGTTATATCCTCGTTACGCATGATGCCAATATCGGCGAAGATACCGCAAAACAAATCCAGACTAATATCGAACAAGGTAAAGGTGCAGGTAATTTTCGTTCCATGTATTTAAATATCGGTCGTTCAGCCAGCCGTGAACCTGTAAAAGTGATTCCGATAGGCGATATTGGTACAAAAGATGAATTTCAGAAGATTAAAGAAGTCACGGAAATGGAAATGTGCGCTATGCACCGTGTTTATCCCAGTTTAGCGGCAATTATCCCCTCCAATACTGGTGGGTTTGGCAACATCAATGACACATTGGCTGTTTATAAAGAGGTAGAAGTGATACCACTACAAAAACATTTCTTAATGGTTAATGAGCAGATAGGGCGTGAGGCAGTGATGTTTGAATAACAGGTGCGGGTATTTTCGTTGGTTTTTAGCTATAATCCTCAAAAAATTGTGAGGATTTTATTTATGGCTAAAGTAGTTTGCCCGCATTGCGGTGGTAATGCCCGCATAGCATCAAGAAGTAAAATGAATGATAAAGGCACAATCGCTAATTTACGTTGTCAGTGCCTAGATGCTGATAATTGTGGGGCTATCTTTGTTACTACACAAGCCTATTCCCACACCATCACACCACCGATTAAATCCACGCAACAGATTTGTATGGATTTAATCAGCCGACTTAGCAAGGACGAAAAGCAAGAACTGCAACGGGATTTGTTTGTTTGATGAAATATGATTCTCTTTCGCCTTTTATGGTTGCATGGGATGCAACCATAACCCAGTTTTCAGGCATAAAAAAAGCCGCGATTATCGCGGCTTTCTCGTTTATTTAACCCGATACAACGCGGGGTTTGGTTCAATTCAGAGTTATCATCTTACGCCGCCTAAGAACACCAAAAAACCCTTGCTAGGTGCTTTTTTCGCACAATCCATACCGACTTTATAGCCTGATTTTCTGTGAAAACGGGCTTGTGTGACATGGGGTTTAACTGTGACAACAGTCACTTCTGTATTGAAGATTCTCATTTTGCACCTGCCAAGAACAAATCAGTTTGTTCGATGTCGGCTTTGATAAGTTGCAAGTCTGGAATTTTTAAACCAGCGATATTGCAGTAGTTTCGTAGTTGCGGAATGAGCATTTTTAACTCAAACACGTTTTTGCTGGTGACGATTTGATTGACCAGTGAATTGATTTCTTTGCCCAATGCCAGTCTGGTTTTTAAATCAATCGTGCCATAAAAGCCATTTTTGCGAATGGCAGGTAACACTTCTTCACAAATGAAGTTGGCAAAGGCTTCGGCATTGGGTTTATTGGAACGAAAAATCAGGCGATAAATACCTGCTTCATTGATGAATTTAGCCTCTCTTTCGCCTTTTATGGTGATAAGGTTTATCACCATAACCCAGTTTTCAGGCATGTTTTCAAGCGTCATACTTGACCATGAAATGTCTAAAACAGCACAAACATCTTTCGCGCAAAACCACACTTCACCGTTTTCATCGGTGGCGGTTCTGATGTCAGTGGTGTCGAATTGGAAAGGATTAGCGAGGGGATTTAATTGGGTGTTCATGAGGATGTTCCTTTGTGTTTGTTTTCGAATATAAACACTCCGAAGAGTGCAGTTAGGAGCTTCGAAACTGCCACAAAGCGCAGCTCCAGATATTCAACATATTCTCTGGAACTCCTAACTACATCGCTATTATGCCACAAATGGACAGAACAGCAGAAATCGCTAGGCATAAAAAAACCACTTTGCTTTCGTGAGTGGGTAACGCTTTGTGTGGAGCTTTCGAAGACTCTGAACAAAGCGTACACCCCACATATAAAAATGTCAACATCGTTACAAACCAATATCTGGAATTTTCATCATCGCCATTTTGCGCTGACTATCAATAATATCGGCATAAATCTCAGTCGTTTTAATCTCAGAATGCCCTAATAAACGCGATAGCGTGTAAATATCTGTCCCCATCGTCAACTGAGTGACCGCAAAGGTATGACGTGCCGCGTGGAATGTGATGTGCTTAGAAATACCCGCCGCCAAACACCAGCGCAACAATTCCACATTCATATAAGCAGAATAACGCAGTCCTGAAAAAATGCGTCCTGCTTTTTTATCGCCTAACAAACGATGAGCCTGTGGTGATAAATCTAAATACTGTAGTCCTTTGGTTTTTTGCTGTTTGAAGATCACTCGGTGATGATCGTTTAACTGTTCAATGTCCTGCCACGTCAATTTAACAATATCACTCCAACGTAACCCCGTTAAGCAGGAAAACAAAAACGCCCGTTTTAAATCTGGATAGCGACAATCGGTTTTAACCAATGCCTTCACTTCATCAATGGTCAAATATTCGCGTTTATTATTTTCAGGTTTAATACTCGACACCTGATTTAACGGATTTGTTTTAATAATACCTTGGTGCAAGGCTTCATTAATCGCGGCACGAACCTTATTAAAATACGAACTGGCTGTATTTTTACTGAGTTTCTGGTTTGACTTTGTTCTTGCTGTATTGACCAAAAATTCTTTAAAGCCTTTGATGAAAGCAGGGGTTAATTGCTCAAAAGTTACATCGTCCGCATGGTACTTAACCAACTGTTTGAACGCACACTCCCAAATACACGCATTC